TAATTTCAACGAGCAGAAATACTTTGTTGATGAACTAACTGCATTGGCACGAGATCATAACGTACACATTCACTTGATCCACCATATCCGCAAGCTACAGTCTGAGGAAGTTCAGCCTGGTAAGTACGACATCAAAGGTACTGGGGCTATAACGGATCAGGTTGATAACGTATTCTTAATGTGGCGCAATAAGCAGAAAGAGAATCGTAAGCGCAATGGTGAGAAGTACGAGGAGGATTTACCTGACGCTTACTTGATGTGCGAGAAACAGCGCAACGGTGAGGCTCAAGAGATGTACGGACTTTATTACCATCAATCTAGTCAGCAGTTTATTGAGACTTGGGGTGGAGCTACGATGGACTTTGATAACAAGGGTAGATTTAGAGGATGAATTATCTATCTGTTTGTAGCGGCATAGAGGCAGCAACAGTAGCATGGCATCCACTAGGTTGGAAAGCTGTTGCATATTCAGAGATTGAACCTTTTCCATCTGCTGTATTGGCTCATCATTATCCTGATGTGCAAAATGTAGGAGATATGACTAAATTTAAGGAGTGGGATTTTGGAAACCAAGCAGTTGAACTTCTGGTCGGTGGAACACCTTGCCAATCATTTTCCGTTGCCGGACTCAGAAAAGGACTTGATGATCCAAGAGGAAACCTTGCGCTCACCTATTGCGGAATTCTTAACAAGTTTAGACCAAAGTGGTTCGTATGGGAAAACGTGCCGGGTGTCCTCAGTTCAGGTGGCGGAAGGGACTTTGGTTCCTTCCTCGGGGCGGTGGCAGAACTCGGGTATGGGTTCGCATATCGAGTGCTTGACGCTCAGTATTTCGGAGTGGCCCAAAGACGCAGACGTGTGTTCGTTGTCGGATACTTTGGAGACTGGAAACCTGCCGCAGAAGTTCTTTTTGAGCCAGAAAGCTTGCGCAGGGATACTGCGCCGAGCAGAAAGCAGGGGGAAGAAGTTGCCGGAACTATTGCGGCACGCTTTGGAATCAGTCGCAACAACCACGAAGAATGTGTAGCTACATTTGATCGACAATCTTGTGGTGAATATGGAACTGCACCAATAGCATCTACCATAAGAGCAAGTGATTATAAAAGTCCTACTGACTTAGTTTATTCATTGCAAGGAGATACATCTGCAACATTAACAGCAGATATGGCAGGCCCAACGCATACAGGCCCTAAAGTTATGCAATCAGTAGTCGCTCCTACATTAACGGCAGCTAATGATCCAAGTAGATCGCCACAATCAAGCGAGGTAACAAACCAAGTAGCGGCAGTCTATGCATCTAGTATGGCTGTGCGTAGACTTACCCCTGTAGAATGTGAGCGTCTTCAGGGCTTCTGCGATAATTACACTAACATTCCTTGGCGCAAGTCTGATGAGTCACCTGATGGCCCTAGATATAAATCTCTTGGTAATTCTATGGCTGTTCCTGTAATGGCATGGATAGGTAAAAAAATTGAAATGGTTAATAAAAACTTAAATAATGAGGATTAAGTGAACGAGTTTTTTGAAGAAGAAAGACATCGGTGTGAAGTCTGGCAAGTATTACGATGGAGAGCGCAGGACAGAAACAAGTCATCAGAATATTTACAGTTAGTACGCAAGATGCGAGGTAATAACGCAGCCGATAAGTTAGAGAAGGATTGTAAAGAGCAGTGGGAACGAGGAAATCGTGGGTTAAAAGGAGATTGGCGTGAGTAATGTAATTCGTATGGCAGAAGAAGCTGGATTCTCACAAGAAGATGACAATATGTTTATTTGCGGAATAGAGCATATACAAAAATTGTTAAAGGCAGAACGTGAGGCGTGTGCTGCTGCTTGTCTTGATCTTGCGAAATGGCACAGCGAAACTGTTATGGCTGCTTTTGAATCTGCTGCCGATGCTATTAAAGCTAGGGGTAGCAATGACGTATAAGAGGGTGGACGATAATCAAAGTAAGATCGTCAAAGCATTACGGGCTGAGGGTTGGTCAGTTACACATTTACATTCAGTAGGTAAGGGTTGCCCTGACTTATTGGTTGGATTAAATAAGAACGGTGCTAAGTACAACTTTCTGTTAGAGGTTAAAGATGGCAGTAAGTTCTGGAAGTTAACTCCAGATCAGGTTATCTGGCACTACAACTGGCAAGGCCAGGCTGATGTGGTAACTAGTCCAGAGGATGCTATTGCAACAATTAACAATTTACTAAAGAGTGGCAAATGAATAAAGTTGCTAATTTGCCTATTGAGGATCAAATAAAGCACTACAAGGAGTTGGCTGCTGTATTGCCAATGAACAAAGGAATACCAATTTTAAAGAAAATAATTGAGTTAGAAAAATTACAGAAGGAAAAGAATGAGCGATCCACACGCAGCAATTGATTTCATAATCAAACATTCAAAGGAATACGCTAAGGCTAAAGCTGATGTTACTTACTTGTCAGAATTCCGTAAGACTAAGAAAGCGTTATGTTTTCAAAATAGCATGAAGAATACGATGGCAGAGAAGGAAGCTGATGCTTACGCTCATCCAGAGTATCAAGCAGTATTAGAAGGGCTTAGGGAGGCTGTAGAAAGAGCTGAGACGCTACGCTGGATGCTCATAGCGGCTCAGGCTAGGGTAGATGTATGGCGTTCTCAGGAAGCCTCTAATCGGTTTGTAGACAAGTCTACGTTTTAGATTTCATCTTCAAAGTAATCGAACTCGTCTGCGTACCATTCACAATCTTCTTCACAGTACCAGTACCAGACTTCTTCTTCTTCATCGAAAGACCAAGCTATGCCATATTCATCGTACTCAAAACCATCGTCCTCAAACTCAACATCGTCCTCGTACTCAACAACATCATCGGACTCAACATAAATAACCATATCGCCAACAGTAATCGTAATCATAAATTTCTCCAAGTAAACACAGCCCGAACGCTGTAAAAGAATGCTACCAGATAATTATGACTGCTCAATAAATAGGCATTAACAAAAAGACAATGAAGAAATCAGACAAAGAATATTTATCGAAAGTAGCAAATATAGGTTGTATAATTTGCTTTAATGAAGGTTATCCGCAAACACCATGCGAGATACATCATATTCGAGATATAGGATTAGGTTTAGGAGTACGAAATAGTCATACTAATACCTTACCTTTATGTCCTTTACATCACAGAGGCAACAAAGGAATACATGGAATGGGTCGCAAGGCTTGGGAGCGTGTGTATGGTACACAATGGGAACTACTGGACAAAGTAAAGGAAATCTTAAATGATGAAGAAAACTAAAGCAGCTAAGAAGGTTAGCAAGGTAATGAAGGAGTTCGGTAAGGGTGAGCTTCATTCAGGCAAAGGTGGCCCTGTAGTTAAATCTCAAAAGCAAGCTGTAGCCATCGCTCTCAGCGAGGCAGGGGTATCTAAAAAGAAAGGTAAGAAATGAAAACAGGACTCTACGCAAACATTCACGCTAAACGTAAGCGTATAGAAGAAGGTTCTGGCGAAAAGATGAAGAAGCCTGGAACCAAAGGTGCGCCAACTAAGGCAGACTTCAAGTTAGCTGCTAAGACTGCGAAGAAAAAGAAATGAGTGCTGCTTGGACAAAGAAAGCTGGGAAGAACGCTAAAGGCGGACTTAACGAGAAAGGTCGTAAGTCTTACGAAGCTGAGAATCCTGGCTCTGATCTAAAAGCTCCAGTTAAATCAGGCGATAATCCACGTAGGGCAAGTTTTCTAGCTCGCATGGGTAATATGCCTGGTGCTGAGAGAAAACCTAACGGTGAGCCTACTAGACTGCTGTTAAGTCTAAATGCTTGGGGTGCAAGTTCAAAAGCTGATGCAAAAAAGAAAGCAGCAGCAATATCTGAAAGGAATAAAAAGAAATGAAAGGCATGAAATCTTGTCCTAAGTGTAAAGGTGGTGAGTGCAAAGGCGGTAAGAATTGCATGATGGAAGATAAAGAAGAAAAGAATGGTAAGAAAAACGGAAAGATCGAGATTGAGATTAGTCTGCCAATGCGTGGAAGCCGTACCAAAACAAACAAAGCAAAGAAAAAGTGAGCCACCAGAGTCAACTCGACTTTGTATCGAGTCTGAAGAAAAAGTTTCCGCAATATTTCTCCCAGAAAAGAATCTTGGAGATTGGAAGCCTAGATATAAACGGTTCCATAAGGCAGTTTTTTGATAATTGTAGCTATATTGGGGTGGATCTCGGAGAAGGTAAGGGAGTTGACATCGTAGAGTACGGTGAGAAGTTAGAGTTCCCTGATAATACCTTTGACGTAGTGGCAAGCTGTGAGTGCTTTGAGCATAATCCTGAGTGGATAGCTACGTTTAACAATATGGCTAGGATGTGCAAAGGGTTAGTGATTATGACTTGCGCTACTACAGGCAGACCTGAGCATGGTACAAGCAGGACAAGCAGGTCGGATGCACCATTTTGCGGGGACTATTACCGTAATCTAACGGAACACGATATTAAGTCTAGTTGCGATATGAGTAAGTTCGTAGAGTATGGCTTCTCGACTTGCGATAGTCCGGCTGATTTGTACTTCTGGGGAATAACTAAAAAGCCTGAGGTCTAGGATGTATTGTGTTTGTTCACTGCATATAAAGCGATGGGAATCCTTTCCCTAGGCTTCAGACTTTTTGGAAATTAAATGCAAGCTATCGTCATCTGTAGCACAGGAAACATCGGTTTAAACATACTGCTTTTAAGCATCAAGGCGTATTGTCCGAACATACCTGTATATCTATCCAGTAAAAATGTTGAGGATGCTGCCTTTGTACACACATGGATATACAACGTATCTACAAACTTTGGTGATGCATATAACGAAGCTATGAGCAAAGCGTTTTATGATGGCTACAAAGAAATCATTATCGCTAACGATGATGTTGTTATAACTCCGACAACTTATCAGAATCTACAGTCAGATATTGAGCTACTAAAGAATCACACCGATAAACTAGGTTTTGTAGGGGCGAGAAGTGATTATGTGCTTTGGGATCAAAATATTCGTTGTAGTATTACTAATGATTCTATCGTTGGGTTAAAATACGAATCAGAAGATCACATCAAGGAAGTAAGGGTTATTGCGCCTATTTTTGCTTACATCAATAAACAAGCGTTTGACGTAGCAAGATTCCCTAGCACTAATTGGTATTCAGATAACATTATTTGTGATGATCTATCTAAAGCAGGGTTCAGTCATTATGTAAGTACAGCTTATGTTCATCACGCAGGATCACAAACTGTAGGAATGGACTACGCAAAATGTCACGAGGAACCTAGAGAATGGATACGGACTAACCGTCCTGACAAGTACGAGGAAATATATGGCTGAATTTCAGAGGATGCCTACCCAAGAAGAATTACAAAAGATTCTTTACATGGGTCAGATGCAAGGTAAGACTACTCAAGAGATAATTAATGAGAACCTAGCAAAAGGCGGAACTGTTAAGCCATTGCCTGAAAACTTCTTCACGACAGCTAGTGCGGGTGCAAAACGAGCTGGTGAATACATAAACAAAGCTGGAACTGCTGCTGACGTAGCAAAACTATTTCCTGGCTATCAGCCTGAGACAAAAGTAACAATTCCTACTAGTTTTAGCGTAGTTCCTAAAGTTGATCCGTATTCAGGTCAAGTAATGCCAACAGGGATACAGACTCAGCAAGCTCAGATAGGTAATGTATTGCAGCAGATTAAACCTGCTGATGTATTGGGTGTTAGTGGTGCTGAACGTGCTTATGGCGATATAGGAGTAGGAAAAGCTCCACAGCCATTTGACGTGATAGATACATTAGGAGTTGGTGCTGCTGGAATGGCAGGTGCTAAAGGATTATTAGGCGCAGCTAGAGCTACTAAAGGCTTGCCAGTAGGTATGTCAATTCAGGATGTAACTAAATCTGGATTATTGGCAACAGCACCTAAGTCAGAGATTGGTTTTTATAGCGCAGTAGAAAATGCAGCTTTAGCAAGTCCAAGAAAGACAGCAACAGGTCAGGCTTTTCTTAACGATATTATGAAAGGTCAAGACGTTCGTGCTGACGAGATTAAATGGATGGGCTTAGACGATTATCTAAAAGACAAGAAAAGCATAACTAAGCAAGAAGTACAAGACTATATTGCTAATAATCGTGTAGATGTTCAGGAAGTTCAGTTAGGTGATACGCAATTCAATAAATTATCTGATGAAGAACTTATCAATGAATACATTAGGATAAGAGGATACGATCCTGTTTCTGATGGTGAGGCATTGACTAGGAATGAGATGCTTTACGAATTAGAAGGAATGAATAGGACTGAATCAGGTAGTACAAAATTCGGTCAATACACATTACCTGGTGGAGAGAACTACAGAGAGATTCTGTTGACTATGCCAATTAAAAATAATCAGGAAATAAATTCTCTTACGCAACAAATAAGAAATCAAGAAGAAATTATTCTTCAAGCTAATCGTTATGCTAATGAAAATCCAGAAGAATTAGCAAACATGGAAATAAAGCGTAATAGGGCGCAGCAAAAAATTAATGAATTCCAAGAAAAAATTAATCAACTTGGCGGTCAAATTTCTGAGTATAAATCTGGTCATTTTGAACAGCCAAACATCCTAGCTCATTTACGAGTAAACGATAGAGTAGATGCTGATGGTAAGAAAATGTTGCTAATTGAGGAAGTACAGAGTGACTGGCATCAGGCAGGTAGGGATAAGGGCTACAAAACCAAACAAAATTTAGAGAATTGGTATAACCAAAACAAACTAGAAAATGATCCACCTTTTGCAGATTTGAATAGTGAGCAAATAAGCACTATTGAGCGTAATAGAAACGCAGGAATGGGCAATGATGATGGAGTTCCTGACGCACCATTTAAAGACACATGGTATCAACTAGCACTAAAGAGAGCTATCCAACACGCAGCAGAGAACGGCTATGAACGTATCGGATTGACAACAGGTAGCCAACAGGCGGCTAGGTTTGACTTGAGTAAGCAAGTTGATAATTTGTTATACACTAAAAATGCTGATGGAACTTATCAAGTTAGCGCACAAGTGCAAGGTCGTGGGCAAATGCTTGGTGAGTCTATACCAGAGTCTAAATTAGCTGATTATGTAGGCAAAGAAGTTGCAGAAAGAATGTCTAAAGGAGTTGGGAATAAAACAGAGGTTAGAGGAAAATATGATCCTGTTTCAATGACTTCAAGTAAAGAATATATGACAGAGCTATCTGGTGATGGATTGAAAATTGGTGGCGAAGGAATGAAGAAATACTATGACGAGATATATCCTAAATTCCTAGATAAGTACGGTAAGAAGTGGGGAGCTAAGGTAGGTGAGACTAAGATTGAAACAGAACGATTAAGAGATGCTTCTGGTATTCCAGCAATGTATGCAAATAAAGAAACAGTGCGTTACATAGACATAACACCAGAAATGAAAGCAGGAGTATCAAAAGGACAACCACTATTTGCAGCAGCTCCAATAGGAGTAACAGGCGGTCTATTAGGTACTCAGCAAGATCAACGTAAGTAAGCATGACACCAGAAAGGTAATGCAATGGAAGAAGTAGAGAAAAGACCAGTAGGCAGACCATCAGAGTATGATCCTTCATATTGCCAAAAAGTTATTGAACTAGGAAAACTAGGCAAGTCATTCGAGCAAATGTCAGCTCAACTAGATATATCGTATAGAACATTATGTAGGTGGAGAGACTCTATCGAAGAATTTTGTCATGCCTTGGAGGATGCTCACGCATATAGTCAGGCATATTGGGAAGAACTGGCTCAAAGCCACCTGATTGAGACAAAAGATACGCCAAGAATCAATACTGGCTTATGGTCTAGAAGCATGGCGGCTAGGTTTCCTAAGAATTATTCTGAGCGCATCAAGCAGGAACTTACTGGTGCGGATGGCGGGGCAATGCAACATAGCGTCACATGGCAGAAATAAGAAAGCCATTAGCCGACAGGTTTGAGGCAAAAGTCGAGCGTATTCCTTTTATGGGTTGCTGGGTATGGATGGGAGCAACTAATGAGAATGGATATGGTCTGATTGGTCGTGGAGCTAGAGGTCAAGGTAACGAAAGAGCGCATAGAACAGCTTATAGGCTTTATCGTGGAGAAATACCAGAGGGTAAGATAATGCTGCATAAGTGTGGCAATCCTGTTTGTGTAAATCCATGGCACGTAGAACCTGGTACTCATAAAGAAAACGCAGAAGATAAGATGCGCATGGGTAGGCATTATCAACCTAATAATCGTGGCTCTAATGCAAAGTGGGCTAAATTAGACGAAGCTAAGGTTAAAGAAATACGTGAAGCAAAAGGTGGCAAAAAAGGAACTGGAACTGCTTTAGCTAGAAAGTTTAACGTAAGCAAGTCAGCCATTTATCAAATATGGGCGGGTGTAAATTGGCAGAAATAATAATCCCTTACAAACCTAGACCGCAGCAGATAATCCTGCATGATGCTCTTGATAACAATAGATTTGTTGTTGGGGTTATGCATCGAAGGTTTGGGAAAACAGTGGCTGCGATCAACCAGCTTATCAAAAAAGCAATAGAGTGTGAGCTAGATGATCCTAGATTCTGCTACGTTGCTCCTACATATACTCAAGCCAAGAGGATAGCGTTTGACTACTTGATTAAGTTTACAAGACCTTTGGGTGCTAGCGTAAACATCTCTGAACTGCGTGTTGACTTCTGGGGTAGAAGAATCTCGTTGCATGGCGCAGATAATCCAGATTCATTACGTGGAACTTACTATGATGGATGCGTCTTAGACGAAGTAGGAGACATGAACCCAAAGGTATGGAATGAGGTTCTTAGACCGAGTCTGAGTGATAGATTAGGTTGGTGCTTATTTATCGGAACTCCAAAGGGTCGTAACCATTTCGCAGACTTCAGAGATCGAGCTGAGGAAACTGATGGGTGGAAGTTGCTTGAGTTTAAAGCTAGCGAAACTGGCATTATTCCTGAGTCAGAACTTAACGCAGCTCGTGCTGAGATGGGCGAGGATAAGTATCAACAAGAGTTCGAATGCAACTTTAACAGTGCTGTAGAAGGGGCTTACTATGGGCAGATTATCAACGATCTTGAGGCAAAGGGTCGCATCACCACTATTGACAGGGATGATCTTTGTAAGTCTTATGTCGCTTGGGATTTGGGTATGGGTGACTCTACTTGTTTGTGGGTGGCTCAACTGGTTGGCAAAGAAGTCAGGCTGCTTGATTTCGTGGAAAACCACGGGGTCGGGCTTGATTGGTATGTCAATTGGCTCAAAGAAAATAGATATGAACGTTTCGACCAGTACTTACCACATGACGTTGCGGTGCGTGAACTGGGGACAGGACGCAGCAGACAAGAAGTCTTACAAGAAGCAGGACTAGAGATTACTGTAGCTCCTAGACTATCTGTGGCTGATGGCATACAGGCAGTGCGTAGGTTGCTACCACGTTGTTGGTTTGACAAGGACAAGACTAAGCAAGGCGTTAATGCTTTACGTAACTACCGCAGGGAGTACAACGAGAAGCAGAATGTCTATTACGAGAAACCGCTACATGATTGGGCATCACACGCTTCAGATAGTTTCAGGTATTTAGCGATAACGCTTGACGAATCAGACGATTCATGGTCATCAAATATCCCAATAAATACTAAATGGGTTGTATAATAAGCAAAATATCCGCATAGGGTTTAGCTATGGATTCAGGACAAGTAAAAAGTATTTTAGAGAACGAGATCGAGAACGCACTCGGATACATCGACTCTGAGACTATTGACGAGCGTACTAGGGCTTTACAGTATTACTTACGTGAGGCTTACGGCAACGAGGTTGAAGGTCGCTCACAGATCGTTACAGGCGAGGTAGCTGAAGCTATTGATGGCGCATTGCCACAGCTTCTACGTGTCTTTACGACAACAGAGGACATAGTTTACTTTGAGCCTAAGTCACCTAATGACGAGGAAAGCGCAAAACAAGCTACTGAATACTGTAATTGGGTGTTCTATCGTGAGAACGAAGGTCTACTGATTCTGCATAACTGGTTTAAAGATGCGCTGCTACAAAAGACAGGTATCGTTAAGTCTTATTGGGAATCAAAAGAAGATGTAGTCAAAGAGAAGTACAAAAACCTAACAGAAGAAGAACTTGCCTTATTGCTATCTGATGAGTCGATGGAAGTTGTACGTCAGAAGGTAGAGATGGTAGAGGCTGGCGTTGACGAGATGGGTATGCCGATTATGGCTCCGTCTTATTCTGTAACGGTTAAGAAGGTTAAGAAGTCAGGTAATGTACGTATTGAGAACGTGCCACCAGAAGAATTCTTGATCTCTAAGGCAGCTAAAACTATTGATGATTCTCCGTTTGTGGCTCACAGACGTTTAGTGCCACGTAGTGATCTTATCGCTATGGGTTACGATAAAGACGTAGTTGACAGTCTGCCAACGTATGATGATTTAACTTATAGTCCTGAGCGTATTGCACGATTCGATCAAGGCGAGCAGCCTGATTCAGCTCCTAGCTTAGACTTCTCGATGCAGGTAGTTGAGATATACGAGTGCTTTATACGTATTGACGAGGATGAGGATGGTATTGCTGAGTTACGTAGGATTGTTTACTGCGGTAACGAGATTCTGTATGACGATGAGACTGACATAATTCCGTTCCATTCGTTGTGTCCTATTCCAATTCCACACA